CCCATACTCGTAAAGCATATCGTTTCTTTGAAGTCCAAAATCCTTTATCAGAAATTCCTTCACGATCCATGATCATCAACTGTTCTCTTGAATTTGTATAATCAGCTAACTCTTGATAACATTCATTAATGTATGGTTCAAATTGTTCTTTGGCTGCTTTATCAAGAAAATCAGTTATTCTTGTCTTCTCTTCGGGAGTATTTCCCTTGTTAGGGAAAATCTTGTCAACAAGATTGCTAAGACGAAGGTAATTAGAATCTGTATCAATTGCAATAACATAATCATAGTCCTCTGTTTTGAGTAATTTATTGAAGTATATATTAAGTCGGTCAGCAATCCACCGAATTGCTAGTTGACCAGATAATGTAATAGACGAAGCAAGTCTTAAATCAAAATATCTAAAATACGCATTACCCATCGCTCCATAAGCAGAGTTGAGTAAGATCTTTGCTGCCATTTGTTGATTGTTAGATTGAACTACTTTTTTGGAATATTCATTATATTCATTCGTTCCTTTCTTTAATTTTTGTAAATCCTTCTGATAATTAATCATCATTCCTTTAGTGGCTTTACGTTGATTATATAACCATTCCATTAAGTATGGAAATACACCTTGTTCATTCTTCTTATACATTTGACCAGTGGCAGTAACTGTATATCCTTTATCATGAGCAAGTGTTGTGTCAACCTCTTTATTAATAAACTCTTCTAAAGATGATGGAATTATTCCACCTTCAACTAACATCTCAGGTGAAATATTAAATTGACGAATAAGTGATGGATATAGGGAAGCTAAATCAAACGAAACAATCCACTCATGAAATCCAACAATAGGATCTTTAACATATGCTCCTGGATATTCACCCTTCTCTTGTCTACGATTGATTGGTACAATAGTATTCTTACCGATCAAATGATGATATATAATTGAGTCCCAAGTCTTTACTGGAGAAAATACATCAGAGAATCCTAGCTTAGCTTGATAAGCAACAGTCATATGCAAATCAATTAATTTCATCTTGTCATCAATCTTTTGTACTAACTCAACATCCTTTATATTATAGCGAATGAACTTATCATAATTTGCTGCCTCAAGTTCATGAAGAGATTTCACTTCTGAATAATCTAACTTACGTTCACCTAATTCAATATAAGCAATATGATCAAGCCTATAACTCTCTTGGGCTGAATAAGTATACTTTTTGTAAAGCTCAAGATAATCAAGTTGATCTATAGCCAAAATATTTACCAAGGTCTCTTCACGGCTACCGACTTGGGATGTTTTAACATTACATATCTTGAATGGAGACAAATGATTTGCTACCTTCTCTCCAATTATATTTGTCATACGATTATAGATGTATGGCATATCGAAATGTTTGATGTTCCAACCTGTTATTGCGTGAGGAGGTTTCTCTGTCCAAAATTGTAAAAACTTTCCAAGCAATACTTGTTCAGTACCACATTCATAATAGTTGACATGATCATATTCACCGCGATCATTCCAAGCATTCAACCCCCATGTATGATAATCATTTCCATCATATATAGTGATGGCTGTAATTGGTGCTGCGGCATCTTTAGGATGGGGAAATCCTTCAATTGATTCTGAGTTAACCTCAATATCAATATTCCAAATTCTAAGAGATGTTAAGTCATATTCAAGATCAGATTCTGGAAATTGTTCATGAATGTATTGGATTAAGAAAGTATCCATCCCATGAATAGATTTTCCTTGTACATCTTTTTCTTGTTCTATCCAATCTCGGGCGTCACGAATACAATTAAACTTTTTAGGCAATAAGTTCTCATTCGTGATTAAACTTTTGTAAGGTGATGTACGATTAGTATTGACGTATAAAGTTGGTTCAAATTTAGTCTTCTTCTGATAGTCAATACCATTATTATCTAGGCCACGCTCATACATGAACTGGCCCCATTGTTGGATGTTTGTGTATATCATATAGTATTCATTATATCAAAATTCTCAAGATTTGTAAATAGATCAGGAATCAATAATTGCTTGGATCTTCTTAATTTGTTGATCGATTATTTCACCACGATTTGGCCATCGAATAGTGTCTTTTTCAGGACTCTTCTTAAGATTATATAGAAGAGGGAGAATAAGACGAGCCATATTTTCTACTTTAGATTGTGCTGCTTGTTCTACAACATCTCGTACTTCATCAAAATCGAGTTGAGATAAAATTGCATCAAGCTTATGTTCAATATTAGATGATGATTCTACTACAGCAGTTTGTACTGCATCAACTTCATCTTTATTAATTGGTGTCTCTTCGAAAGAGATTCCAAAATCGAAATCATTTGGATTAAAATTTTCTATTGCCATTATACTGCTCCAAAAGAGTATTTAGGTTGAAGATTCCAATTGTTCTTGTCTTTATAAGGAATGATTTTGAATGTGTTATATTCAGCAATCGGTTGATCTGTCATATTAGATTCTATACTTAATAAATCCCATTCTGACAAAAGTTGAATAATACGATTCCGTCTTTCAAGATCTTCAACAGTTAAATTTGCTTGTCGTCCATCTTGAAGAAACATCTCCTTAAAATGTACGATATAATATTTTCCCTTCTTATGAAGTATATGTGCTGTCTGATAAAGAATGTTATCTTTATTAGATGCAATACCCATACGAGTTAAAGTTTCTTTAACTTTTAGGAAATCATCAGGGTCTTTCAAACTTACCTCAATCATGATTTCCGGACTCCATTTCACGATTTGTTCCGTTTCCATTCAATCCGCCTGTATTATATTTTTCTTTTAGATGAGATAATTGATCATTGGTTAGTATGCTCAAATATTCAGTGGCCAATGTATTATTTATATAATATAGATTTTTGAGAAAGTTTACATCATCAGATTTGACTGGTTTATACCATTTAGCAAATCTTTTCCGAGGTCGAACAGAATTTATATAATAATCCATTTGGATCTCAGGATCAAGATCAACAAGTAGATCAGCTTGATATGCTTGGAATACTGTGTCAGAAAATTGAGACATTGCTCGATTAGTTAAGAATGCATTGTACTCAGGTGGGTTATCTTCTCTTAAGATATTGCCCTGGCCTTGATTAATAGCATTGCTTATAACAAATGGATTAGCCATTTTTCCACTCCGCTGTTACCATCATCTCTGCAAAGAATGCTGCAAGATGAATTTCTGGATCTGTTGCAAAGGCAAGCTTATGTAAATATTCACTCATCATTACAATAATCTCCGGTATGGATGCAGATTCAAGATCTGATAAAGCAATATTATATACTTCTTTAATGATTATATCTGGTTCTTGATCAGCATTTTCACCAATCCATTGGCGTGTTGTTTTAAAGTCTTTGTTCTTTATGGCCCGAACCAACTCATCCATATTACTAGTTCCAATATGGCCAAGAATATCGAGACTAAGATTAGACCCACTACTGTATCTTTGGAGTTCATTTAAAATTCTCCTATTATCTGGATAATGTTTCTCAATAACTTTTGCAACAATTGCATTATCTTCTACATCAACATTCTCATTTCTAAGAATCTCAATAAGACGCTTCATCATTTGAGCCATTAACTTTGGCTTATCACTTTTTTTGATTTTGAACTCTACTACAGATGTTCTAGAATGAAGAGGCGAAATGATTTTATTAGCATAGTTTGCGGTAAGAATGAATCTAGAGTTTGAGCTAAATTCTTCCATAAAATTACGAAGTGCAGGTTGAACAGAATTCACATTTAAGTAATCTGCCTCATCAAGAATCACTGCCTTTGGTTTACCATTCAAAGACATGGTTGTTACATAGTTTTGAATAGTTGTACGAAGTACATCAATAGATCTACCTTCATTAGATCCATTAATAATTAAGTAGTCTAGATCAAGTTCATTACATAATGCTCTAGCTACAGTTGTCTTACCAGTACCTTGTGTACCGGAAAGAAGTAGATTAGGAAAATCTCCTTGATCTACATATTCCTGAAATGTGTCTTTAATATTTGAAGGAAGAACACAATCTTGAATAGTATGAGGTCGATATTTTTCAACCCATAAGAAATCATCTTTCATAATATAACTCTCAAATTTTAATTTACTTAGCTACTGTCATAGCAATATAATAATTTAGTTTACGATCTTCTGAATACCATTTAGAAATACCAGACTTACTTACTTCAATATCATATTCTGCTGGAAGAATATTAATGTGATAAGTTTTAACAGAAGCAGAGAAATCATCACCTTGATAATCACCTAATTCAATAGTGAATGAATTAGAAGAAGAATTCTTTGTATCCGCGGCTTCCATTACTACCTTATTACCAGCACTCTTAATAACAATATCTTCAACACCTAAAATGCTTGCGGCCTTAAGAAGTTTATCAATAGATTCATGAGGAAGTTTGAATTGAATATCCACTGCTGGCAAATTAATATCATCCTTTGGCGGAGTCACAATTACATTTGGATCAGCAAAGAAGTACTTACATGAATTCCCGCCTTGTGCAATAGTAACATGCTTCTTTTCAAAATCAAGATCAGGATTTTCAAATAATGATACTGCTCCAAGGAATGTATTTAGATCATAAATAGCAAATTCTTGATCGAATGTTTCTTCAATTTCTACATTTGCAAACACATTCTTTTCAATTGCAATTGTACGTAATTTATTTCCTGGTTTAACAAGAATTGATGGATTGATTGAAGAAAAGTTCTGCAATGTTTCAATAGTATTTTTACTTAGTTTCATAGTATAGTTTCCGTCGTTTGTGAAAATTGTCCCTTCTTACTTACCTTTATAGTTCGCTTAAAGTGGTCTCCTAGATCTCCTTTATGAGAGATCACATATATTTTAGTATTCTCTTGCTCTCTTATTATCTTAAGGAAGTGTTCTATTCCTGTACGATCAAGCGAACTATCTAAAATCTCGTCAAGTATCAATAAATTAGTTGATACTGAATTCTTTATTTTGGCAAGCTCTCGGAATGCAAACAATATTGCTAGATCCATTCTTAATTTCTCACCCTCACTAAATCCTGAATAACCATATAGCTCTTTTCCATTTTTGGTTACAGTTTCAGTGAACAATTCATCAAGAGTTAAAGTAATGTTGAACTCAAACTCCTTAAGATATTTGTTGATAATGGTATTCAGGACTGGTAAGTATTTCTTAATGATCCTAGTTTTGATTCCACTATCTTTTAACATCAATTCAATGACATTAAATAATCTTGTTCTATTAGATAAATTATATAATATTTTCTGCTTTTTGTAAACAGTTGCGTTATTTTTATCGAACTCATCTTTAAATTCTTCATCTTGAGACTCATCTAAATCTTCCACTGTTTGTTGAATTCGTTCAATGAGAGATTGATATTTAGAGATTTCTGAATCATTTGTATCTCGTTTATCACAAACTTCTTTATGTGTATTCAGATCTATAGTAATATCTTCTAACATAGTGTCCATTTGTTGAAGATTAGATTCGGCTTGATCTTTAACTGATGTATGATAATCGATTTGTTGGATTTTGAATTCTTCAGATATACCTTGAGAACAAGTTGGGCATTCATCATTTTTTTGATATAACGTTATTTTCTTCTCAGCTTTTTTAATCTTATTCTCAGTAAGAGTAATAATATTACGAATCTTATCTCTTCTTTTATCCATACCATCAATGATAGGATATTGGAGATTTTCATTAACATGAATTAGCTCATCGATAAGACCCTGTAATCTTTCAACCTCTTTATGAGCTTTCTCTTTAGTGATTTTACTTTTGGCCGCACTTGCTTTAATATGTTTCTTTGCAGTTTCAATTTCAGTATTGAGTAATGCAATTTCATGCTCAACACCGGATACCTCATTTCTAAGAGATATTGATTTCTTTTTTAGAACATCATTCATGAAACCAAAGATTTCAATATCAAGAAGTTGCTCAATAACTTTTCTTCTTTCGCCGGCAGCTAATCTCATAAACGGAGTATAGTTACCAGTACCAAGCACAATAATTTGTCTGAATGATTTTTCATTCATCCCAAGAACATTTTGTTCTAACCAATATTGTTGATCCTTTATCTTAGCATCATTATGACGTTGTTTTCCATCAACCCAAATATTGAATATAGAAGGTTTTATCCCTCGTTCAATTTTATATTTTTTACCCTTAACCTTAAATTGAATTTCTACTAAAAGAGCTTTACGATTAACATTATTAACCAAATCTGGGTTAGAACTTTTACGAAAGCCTTTACCAAATAATCCATATACAATAGCATCTAAAAATGTTGACTTTCCATTTCCATTAGTACCTTTAACTAAAGTAGTGTCAGAACTATTTAATGATACTTCTGTCCATTGATTTCCATATGATAGAAAATTCTTAAATCTTATACTTTGAAATTCAATCAAATTGTTAACGCCTCATTATATATTTCGCTCAATAACGTTTTTATTTCTTTCTTGTCTTTAACAGAATGTAACTCTTCTTCAAGTCGTTCCACCCAGCCACGTAAATATTGAAGAGTATCAATAGCTTCAAAATCTTCAATATCATCTTCTGACATCATAAGAGTATCATCAATTTCTTCAATGATATTTAGATCAAGTGTTATTCCATCAAGGGTATCAACAACTTTCTCAAACTCAGTATACTCATCTCTCTTCTTGATAAAGAGTTTTACAATCTTATCTTTAAGAGAATTTATATCTTCTATACCATTATTATATACAACTTTCTCAAAAATGTTAATAGGATTATTGATATATTCATGTTCACCCGTCTCAGTATCAAATATAGCAAATCCTTTTGGATCATTATAATCAGCCCAAGTCATTTCATATGGGGAACCAAGATAATATACATGGCCATCATTTGATCTTGTATGAAAATGTCCTGAGAATACTTTATGATATTTGTTTAGGAAATGAGATGACCTAGATGTATATTGTGATTTAATACCAGAATGCATAAAGAATCCAGCAAGATCAAAATGACCCATACAATAATCACTATCAGATTTCTTAATATAATCTAAAATCTCTTGTTCATTCTCATTGCAGATCCATGGAATAAGATCAATGTTGTGTACTGTTGTAGGATTCAGAATAATATTAAAACGATCCTTAAGTAATCGTTCAGGTGAATTTACTTCAATAGTAGTTTTGAAATATGAATCATGATTACCAACAATCAGATTGCATGTGATTCCTAATTCTACGATATTGGAAAAGAACATTTCTTCAGCTCGTTTAAGAGTGAAAAAGTTTACATACTTACGACGATCAAATACATCACCAAGATGTATGATCTCTTTTATGTTGTTCTCTTCTAAATATGGAAAAAATACTTCATTATAAAATTGTTCAAAATGGTCAGCGAATAGTGGACTATCCCCACGAGCTCCTAAATGGGTATCTGTGATTAAAGCTATTTTCATATAACATAACCTTGTTCCCTAATACGAGCTTTCCACGGTCCACCTTTTATTTGTTCATCATATTGTAATTTTACAAATGATCTTAAATCTTCTTTACAATTTCTTCGTGGAACTAATTCAGTCCATTCTATTGATGTTTCATCTAATAATTTTAATATGAATTCATATTGATCTTGATTGATATTGCTTATATTCATTCTATCTCCCTCAAATGATCAAGCGGTGAATGCTCGGTATGAAATTTCATATCACCTCTATCTTGATGATCAAGATGGTAGAAATCTCTATTATCTAATTGGGTATCATATATCTTACCCTTTGTGTCAGTTTGTTTATTCTCTTGAGCAATACGACGAAGAAAAGCAAAGTAACATATTTGACTAAAGTATCCAAATGGATTCTTTGATTTGTTATGATCAAACTTATGGCAATATCTAATACAGTTCTCAATCCCATCAAGAATCATATCATCCTTCCAAGTATAACCAATAAAATTTGGACGATTAGCTAACTTTCTAGAAATTTTTATAAAAGATTCTGCAATAGGATCTGGAACGATGGGTCGTTTTTCCCCCTTTTCAAATGCCACATTGCAATCTTCAACAAAATCAGTCATCTGTTGAAGAAATAGTTGATTGTCTATATAATGATTATCTTTTTTCTTAGCCATATTATTATATTATACCATGTTTTTATTATTGTAAACGGATATTAGAAATTTCATAGTCAAACTTTTGTTCATTATAAGTTTTAACTCTACTCTCCCAATGTTTTAATCCATAGTTCTTGTGTCGCTTCCAACGAAGATCATCAGCTAAATCAAACATAATAGCTTTATCTTTATTATCACTCTTACGTAATATCCTTCCTATTGATTGCAAAACTCTTATACGAGATTTACTTGGATGTGCAAATATCATTACATGGAGATTTCTAATATTCACCCCTGTGCTGAAAACTCCAACGCTCGCCACAATAATAGCATCATCATGACCTTCAGTTAATCTTCGTATTTCTTCTCTATTATCAGCATTAACCTCCCCTGACACGAAATAGACTGGACGATCTGGAGCTAATTCCTTAATCTTTTTATATAATACTTTCCCATGTTTTTCAACAAATTGAAAAAGAATTAATGTATTCTTCTTTTGAAGCAAACCTAGCTTGATAATAAATTCATTTCGTTTTGGATGAGTTATTAACCAATCAATCTCTTCTTGATATGTTAACTTTTTGCAATCCTGAGCTTCTGCATCAGAATATTGAAGCAATAGAGATCTTATATCTAATGGTGATATAGTTTCATCATCCATTAACTCTTTTGTTGTTACTGCATGATATACAGGACCAAATAAACCTTCTAATACTAGCTTATTAGTTTTATTATCATCAGCCGAAAGTGTACCAGTTAAACCAACCCTATTCGGACAATTAGTTAACTTTTCCATTATCTTAGTAATAGATTGTGCTTTTGCGATATGTACCTCATCACACATAATAGCACCGAACTGATCAAAATATGTCTTTGGTTGACGAAAAAGACTTTGCCAAGTACTTATGTATATAGGGGCTTCATTATCTTTCTCTTTTCCACCGGAGATTTGATGAATTAGACTTTTATCAAAATCATCATCTTCCGATGAGTAATCAAGAAAGTCAGCTGCCAATTGTTTTACAAGAGATATTGTTGGAACAAGAATAAGAATTTTATCAAGACTCTTCATCCATTCTCTAACAATCAAATATTGAATAAGGGATTTACCAGCAGATGTTGGAGCGAGAATAATACCTCTCTTATTTTCTATTGCGTACCTTACAGAATCATGTTGGTAATCATAAGGTGTAATCTCTTCACCCTTAACTCTTAAATCAAAATTAGGATGTTCAAAATCATAGTCAATAGAAAATGCTTCATCTAAATTTGGATCAATGGTATACTTTACATTATAATGTTTAGCAAAGTCTTTGATCTTATCAATAAGGCCTACATATAATGCTCGGTTTCGTGTATTGAATAGATGGACAAATCCATCCCATTGGCCAGTCTTAAATGCTGGCATAAATCTATAACCAGGAACCCTAAATTTGAAATAGTCATCTAACTCAAATAATATCCCAGGGTCTTCTACATCCACTCGTATCCATACATCACTATGTTTAGATAGATGCATCAATATCCACCTGCTTGGAATTTGTTAAAGTCGATCCAATTTTTGATTGAGAATCCTATACGATTCAAGATATTTACAACCTCAGTTAAATAATCCACTATAGCTTTCTGTACTTCAACCTTTGCTTCTATTTCAAGAAGATCTGTATCTCCCTCTAAAAAAGCTTTAATTTCAGATTTTTGAAGAACATATTGATAACACTCATCTGCATATCCTGCATAATAGGAATATCGTTCACGAAAAATCATTGAACGCTGTTGATCGAGTGCTTTAAGCTTGATCTTTTCTTTAGAAAGGAATCTTAGATATTTAGCAGTTAAGACTGGAATTTCAGCAGCTTTACGATCAAGTTTGTTATGATCAAGCTTACAATCCTCTTCTGCCATTTCTTGATATTCATCAAGAGCACTCATAATATTGTCCTCAAATAATATTAATTATATCATATAATGATCAAAATGTTAATACCTATAGCATAGTAAAATGGGTATAATTAATGTCAACATCACACACAATTGGTTCAGCATCAGCCATAGTAGTCAATTCAATTGCTGATAAAGAGGTTGGCCAACAATTATGAAAATTAATTTCTCTAATTGGATTACCATTGTTAGAAAGAATATGTAAGTATGCTTCAGAATATAAAGAGGCTACATTTGAAATAGAGCTACCAGATTCAGGATTCCAAATTTCCATCATCCATGAATGGATTTCATTCCAATTATAAAAACCTTCATCAATAAGAAATGAAACATTGAGATTATCATAATTGATATGAACATCTGGAATTTGCCATTCCAACATTGGATTTGGTGTATCAATCTCAGTAATAGTTACAGTCGGCAAAGTGACATTCTGAAGATGAAATGTCACTCCAGGTAATCTTTGAAACGTTAATTTATAATTACTAGGCCTGGCTGTATTAAACTCATCAGGCACAAACATATTCGCCATTACATATATCCTCTTATAATATTAATACTATTTATCTAAAAAAAGACCCCTCCTGAGAGGGGTTAATTGAGGACACATCATGCGATGTTAGGCAATAACTGCTGAAATTCTTTTCAACATGTTTTTGTTAATTGCTTTAGCTTGGAGTGATTTTTTGAAGGAAGTTGCATATGCACCCTTTGTGATCACACCTTTCTTATTAGGATTTGGTTTTTTAATCTCTTCATCTTCATAAGAATTATCAGCAGCTTGAACAAGAAAATTAGCATCATACCCATCTGATGGGAATTCAGAGAAGCCTGTTTTTCTAAGATTTGATTGATGTTTAGAACGAACATTATAATCTCTTCTCTTGATCTTACGATAAAGATCATGTTTACTACCAACATAAATTCCTGTTACTGTAGCATTATAACGATCTTTATACATTTGAAGAAAAGTTGTTGTAAGAGCATCTCTTCCCATTACATAGTAATTATAGTTCTGTATTTTTCTTAAATCATATGTTTTATGAGTTTTTTCATCATGAACCTGAAGAATCGCGGAATCAGATGATGATGAATAATAATTGATATTCTGAGTCCTACTAGGATTCTCTGGATCAACATATTTATTGAATGAGTTAGAATCCTCACCATCAGTCAGAACGATCAAATTCATTTTTTCAATTCGGTTATT